CTGATAATAAACCTATTAAACAAAACATAGATCAGAAAATGACTATAAGTTGGGAAGAGCCTAACGATATGATTGATGTATCTGAGGATGTAACTGATATTACACCCCCAGATAATAAAGATTAGTCTTCTTGTTTTTTTATATTAATAATTAATTCTATTTCAGAACTGTAAGGATGATGTAATTCCTCATACTCCTCTAAAAAAGAAATCATTTTCTTTAATCTATTTCCGTCTTTACTTTTAACTGTTGTAAGTAATTGATTTTTTAATGTCTTATTTCCTTTGTATTCAGTTCCATAAGAATTAATTGTGTATTTATCTATGTACATATTTCCCTTTCTGTTTGTTGTTATATTTTTTGTGCAATGTATTGAAACACCGGATCCTTTTGACCAGACGCATAGCTTATTCTTTTTTGATATAAAAGAACTGAACCCATTTCTGCTAAAGTTCTAAAAAAGTTTCCAACATCTCTAACCTCTGGATCTCTGTATCTATCCTTTGCAAGATAACCTTTATGATATTCAACTGACTCTTTTGGTTTAGCTACTTGTGACCAATGCTCTGCTTTTGTTTTTTTGTTCATGTTTATCCTCTTTGTTTAGTTGTTTGTTTTTATAATGAGTGTAAATAACTCCTTTAGCACTCAAGATATTTAATAAAGTTAACCTCTGTAACTCTCTTAAATTTTGTTTAATTAGTTGTTTTTGCATTTATTTTTTCTATTTTTTTTGAACATATATTAACAACACCCATCCATTTTTCAAAAATCAATTTCTTTTGTGCCGGATCTTGACACAGATCATGATCTCTTTTTATTTCTGAGATTTCTTTCATGTATGGTTTTATTTTTTTTTCTATCTCTTCTTGTTTTTGTTTATTCATTTTAACCTCTTTTAGTTTATTAATATTGGTACTGTTATTAAAAATATTATTATTAAAAAATATTTAATCCATGCGACATAGCGTCTATGAATTGGTTTGCCTAATATAATCATTCATTACCCCATTGTTGAGCCATTGCCTCTGCTATACCGGTCCAAAATTTAGATCTATCTTTGGACCCACGAGCAACATATCTGTTTTTGTTTTTATCTGTATTTTTATATCTACTAGTACCAGACTCAATAAAAGTTTTAACCTCTGATCGATCTATGATATTTGTAGGTTTTAGCTTTGGCAATCCTTTTAACCACAATCTAGTTTTTTTTGTGTATGGATGACCAAATTCATATGGTTGAATTTCCTGGTCATGTTTTGGCAATTCAAATATTTTTGATTGGACCGGATTTTCAATAGCAACTTTACAATCTAAATTATAAAAGCACATAAAGAATTTTTTTGCCTCTAATCCTTTTTTATATCTTTCAATATTTAGTTTACCTTTTTCTGGATATAATCGACAAGCACCGGCATTTGATAAATAGGTGCATGGTGGATGAGCAATTATTAAATCCCATTTATACTTTTCTAAGTTTAAATAATTTAAAACATCACCTTTAAAATGATTTCCTGGAACCTCTGTATCCAAAATATCACATGACCAGGCGTCATGACCCATTTTTTTAAATGCCTCTCTGACAATCCCGGAATACTCACAAGCTATTAATACTTTCATTTTTAATTTTCCCCTTGTTGATTTATTATATTATTTAATTCAGATACTTGTTGTCTAACTCTGTAAAATTTACGACTCAAAAAATCTGGATGATTTCTATCCATAATTTTATGATCAATATATACTGAATAATTTGTTGCGTGTTTTAATGGAATAAAAGATTGCGTTCCGTGTTCTTTCCTGGACCCACGACCCAACACCCGGACCCGATAACGATCTTTATTAATAAATTTTCTTACACCTTTAATAAAATCCCAACCCTCTTTGGAGTTTGGTATTTGATGAAAAAAATGAACACAAGCCTCTTTCATTTTATTAGTTTTTTTTGGTTGTATGTTTGTTGCGTTTCTTATCGCTTTTATTACTTCTAGATTATTCATTTTAACCTCTTTCTATATTGTGATTATTAAAACTATTATTAAAAATAATATTGTTACTGAAAAATAAAAATTTATATCTGTCATTGTTTAACCTCTCTCTCTTTTTTGTATTCTTTTTTATTTTTAGCCTTAGAATTTAAAACGCAACAATATTCGTTTATATAATACTCATGTTGATATTTGTTTTTAACAACTCTATTGATTGCGTTTATTCTTTTTTCTTTCCAATCCATTAATAACCTCTTTCTATTTTATTATTAATTTTTACAACAGTTGATTTAAGTTTCTTAATCAATTGCTCTGTCTCAATCTCTGTCTTTGTTTTATTGAAATTTAAAAAGCCATTTAAATTTAAAGATCTTAAAAAATGGTCAATATGCATATCACCGAGTTTAATCTCTTTATTTTTGCTTTTAGAAAACCTCTTTTTTTCTAATAGTTTAATCGTATCTTGAGCCGGTTTTCTTTTATCAATTACGCTTTGTATTTTGATTATTTCGTCAAGTGTCATTTTTTCCTCTCTGTTATTGTTTATTTAATATCAACTACAAACCCGGAATTATCTCTGTCTAATTTTCCGTGCTTGTTTAAAGTTAATTTTTCTTTTAATCCGACTACAACATTTTTATCATCTAAAAATCTTAGATCATGCTCATCACCGGAAATAACTTTGTATCCTTTGTAAGTTTCCGGTAATTTATTTCTAAAAACTACGGCAACATTGCCACCGGCTTTGAGAACTTGAGTTGATTGCGTGTCGTTCTCTTCATTCCTTGAGAATGTTAAATGATAATTACCAGGCATTGAACCTTTTAAATATTTAATCATTCTTTTAAAATGTTTTGTGTAATCGTAAAATTGCACATTTGGAAATAAATCAAATATTTTGTGATTTTCCCACATTATATCACTAGTTGTATTTAATCTAATTACCGGTTTTAATCCGTGTTTTTTGCAATTGATTTCATGATTTCTTATTTCTTTAGTGATCATATATAAAAATTTTGCTCTATCTTTAAAATACAATTGAGTTCTGTTAACTCTACCTAATGTTTTTTGAGGCATAAAAACCGGGTTCCCGGCTTCATGCAAACAAGCTTCTCGACAACCTTTTGAAGCACTTGCACAAGTATTGAAACCGGATATTGAAGCCGGTGCAAGGTTAAGCCGTTTAATCCAATATTTTTTTAAACTTTCTATTTTAAGGTTTTTATCTGTCTTAGGGTTACCATTGGTAAACATTAATTTAGTTAGATCTTGATAAGTAGGTTGTTTTTTTTGTAACATTTTTTTTTCTCCGTTTTTTTAATTTAATTTACTGATTGATTTTTTGATTTATATTGCCAAATTGTCGCATTAATCTCTAAATAATCTAAAACCAATTAAAGCGAATATTATTGTTATATAAAATAATTCATAAAGCATTTGTTCCATATTTCCCCCTAATTAATGAAATTTCTTGCAACATCTATTGCAAATAATAAAAAGCAACCAAACGCCAAAATAAATCCGGTTGTTTGATAATTTGGATCTGTTGCCAGTACCATTCCGGCAACAGATAATAATATTAATAAAACCCATTTAAAAACTGTAAGCATTATTTCCCCTCCTTTTTTGAGTATTTTTTAAATATTTTCCATGCTTCAGTAATTCCACAAGGTTTATCTAAAACTGATGCCATTAATTTGCATTTTTCGTTATGATCTAAATTATAAACGGCATGACACAATTCATGTAATACAACATGAAGCAAATATTGATAACCTTTATTAATTGCTTTTTCTGTTATCCATATATTTTTATTTCCCCCAACACCCAAAACATTTTTATGTTTTTCAGTAGCCGTTCCAATTCTAACATTGATACGAGGTAATTTAATATCAAAATCTTTTGCTTGATATAAAATATCAATTACTCTTCTTCTTAATAGGTAAACTTCATTGTTCATTTTGTGGTTTGTTATTTGGACAGTATTCATTTTGTTTTTTTCCTTTGTTTGTTTTTTTTTCATAATAAATATCAAATGGGTTAAATTATTAAATGACATAATTGTCGCAGGTAGATTAGAATGATTATAAAAAAGAAAGTTAAAAGAGAATTAAAAGAAAGTTAAAAGATAGTTAAAAACATGGTTCAACTTTATCAAGCTAATTAATTTTATCTTATGCAACATAACAAACGGATTGAATAAGCCGGTTTTATTTTCTGATAATTAACAGTTATCAGACATTTGTATTGATAGTCGACAATTATCGTTAATAAAATTCCTGGAGTTTTTAGAGGTTTTTAAAAATTACTACCCCCACATACCCCAAATTTTCTACCTAACTTTTCTTATATATATACATGGGATTTTCCAACAGACACACAGACATACCCTGCACCAGTTATACAACCCTTTTTCCAAAATTATTTTTTTGTTGTTTTAAAATATGAATGTACTACATCTGGTATATGGATTATTTAAATAGCGATGATTTTGATTGTATTGCTTATGTTGATGAAAAGAATAATAATCTAACAATAAAATTCTTTGGTATCCCCAATAAGAAAGCAGCAGAACTATTTGCAGATTATGTAATGATGACATTAGGTGTTGAATACCATCCTGTTAACGAGGCTTCTCGTTCTAAAATGATGCATTAAACAATGAACATTAAGATTCCGTATACTCCCAGAAAACATCAAAGTTATCTACATCAACAAATAAATAAACATAGATGGAGTGTGCTAGTTTGCCACAGAAGGTTCGGTAAAACAGTATGCATGATAAATCATTTAATTAAATCAGCTCTAACCTGTAATTTGAAGAATCCTAGATTTGCATATATTGCTCCAACATTTAAACAAGCTAAGTCTATTGCTTGGGATTACATGAAGCAGTTTACAGCAAAGATCCCAGCAACGAAGTTTAACGAAACAGAACTTAGAGTTGATTTACCTAATGGTGCTAGAATTACATTACTTGGAGCAGAAAACTCAGATGGATTAAGAGGTATTTATCTTGATGGTTGTGTGATCGATGAGTACGCAAACATTGAAGGAAAATTGTTTGCAGAAATCATAAGACCGGCATTATCTGACAGAAAAGGATACTGCGTTTTTATTGGAACACCTGCCGGAATGAATAATAATTTTTATGATCTATACCAACACGCTAATGGTGCAGAAGATTGGTTTAACTACAAAGCTAAAGCAAGTGAAACTAAAATTGTAGATCCAGAAGAATTAGAGAAAGCAAGAGAAGTTATGGGTGAGAAAAAGTATATGCAAGAGTTTGAGTGTGATTGGATAGCAAATATAGAAGGTGCAATCTATGGAGACGAAATGAACAAACTAGATGATAAAAAACAACTATCTAGAGTTCCCTACGATCCCACTTTGCCTGTCTCAACTGCATGGGATCTCGGTGTCGCAGACCACAGTAGTATTATATTCTTTCAACAGAAAGGAACATCAGTACAGATAATAGATTATATTGAAGAAAGGGGTCATGGATTACCACACTATATTCAGTTGCTAGACGAAAAACCTTATGTTTACAAAGATCATTTTGCACCACACGATATTGAAGTGCAGGAGTTCGGCAATGGAAAAACCAGAAGAGAGATAGCATATCAACTTGGAATTAGATTTAAGGTAGTACCGAAGCTACCAGTTGAGGAAGGAATCCACGCAGTAACCA